AGACGAAGCGAACCCGTTAGCGATGAGCCAGTCGGCTCGATGTGGCCCGACCTCTACGATGTCGCCAGCGCGACCGCCGTCGAAATCTTTAAGGACTTTAATCTTTACGTCAGCTATTGGCATTTATCTATCCCGAGAGAGAAGGGGAGAGAGCGAGTCCCTCCCCTGTTTTAGTTAGTTAAACCGACTAGCTGGTGAGCGAGTCGAGCGAGATGGCGAAGCTTTCTTTGTGCCGAACCTGGAAGTCGAGATCCTGGAAGACGGTCACGCGGAGAGAACCCTTATCGCTGTAGGTGTACGGGTCAGCCATCAGGTCAAGACCGCCCCAGAGGCCGATAATTCCCGCAGACCAATCGCCGAAGATCGTGCCGATACAGACCGAGCTTGACCCCTTGGTTAAATCGGTCGGGAGCTGAGTCGAGACGTAAACTGGGAAGCCGTTAGCTGTGCCAGTTCCGACTGGGCCACCGCCCTGAAGGTTCATCCAGCCAGAGCCTGTATCAGATGGTGCGCTCTTCCACGCGCCAGCCAGCGACGGATGGAGCATAAACGCCATGCTCGATGCCTCGGCGTTCTGAGCCGCGACCAGAGATTCGTACTCGACCACTTTTGCCCAGGTCTCAAGTGCGCCGTTTGTGCCGTTCGCTACGGTCTGCGCGGACATACTGCCAAGATTTAGAATTCCCGTAGGCTCTGCGCCAGTTCCCGATCCGTTCATGATCGTCTGATCAATTTTCAAAGCTACCGAACGCGCCAAATCGCTACGGACGAGACCTTCGACGGAAGGATCTGCCTGGATAAGCATCTTGCGGCTAATGTTCGTGTAAGCTCCGAGAGTGCTTGGAGCGAGCGTAACTGTATCGAAAGTGGGGGTCTGCTCCGCCACGGCTGTATCTTCGGCAACGTATGCCGCTGAAGAGCGAGCCGTCTGCCTTGGGATGGTCACGTCGCCGACCAAGCCGCTGAGCTTGGAGACGAGCGGGAACGCTACCGAGTGAGAAGCCAGAACGTCGATAAAGTCGGTTCCGATGTGGTCAGTCCCGACGAGCGAAGTCGCGCCAGAGATGTCTCGACGACCGCCTCCGAGAACGTCCTGTGGAATTGTGATTCCGCGAGACTCCCTTCCTTGCATTTTCGCAGCCGCCTGAGAAGCCTCGAACTCGAACGCGGCAGCTTCCTGAGCGCGACGGTCTTGAGGATTCGACAGAGCGCGAATAGCGCGGATGAAGGAAAACTCCTTCTTTTCGTTATTAGTCAAACCGATCTCGGCGGTCTGCTGCGGCTTGCTGGCGATCCTGCTGAGAAGCTCCGAACGGAACTCGTCAACTGTGCTGCCTTTCTGAATGTGATCGCGAGCCATCTCCACTTCGTGGTGAGATTGGCCGAGCTTTTCGATGTCCTGAATCCGAGCCATTTCTGCGGCGCGAGCATCCTTAATTACTTCCTTGGTGTCTTTATTGTCAGACATGACTTTTGCCTCCTTAATAGGCTGGGTGTTTGGTGATTGGTTACTGGATGAGGATCGTCCGAGTCCGACATGGTGATCGGCTGGAACGGATACCCAGGAGATCTCCAGCGGCTCCCAATTGGTCGCCCGATAGATTTCCCTGTCCTCTGTGGTTTCCTTGCGGACTTCATTAATGACGTACCCGACTGAGATATGCCGTTTAATTCCATCCTGTACATCCTTAAAGGTCTCATCGGCGAGTGCGCTATTGCCAAAGCGCACGGAAGCTCGCGCCACGCGATCGTCCCCGACTGAGATACTTTGGACGACCCCGATATGTTTTTCGGGATCATGCTCGAGCAGCAGAGGCCCATAGTCCTCGATGCGCTCGGTTCTAATTGATTCGCGACTATGATCGAGAACTTCGATACCCCAGGCCCGTTCGACGGGAGTCTCCGACGAGAACGCTACATGGACAGTACGATTCTCAACATCAACAGAGTCGCGGCTAATTGAGAAGGTTCGGCTGAGCTGCGCTCCGCGCCAAGTGTCTGGAGTTCCCGAGATGAGTCCCCTGTGGATAATCTCCGATGGTGCGACTGATTTTGAGCTTGGAGCTGGTGCTGCGGATGGAATTGCACCCGCGCCGCCTGGACTTCCTTCGTCCTCATAATCTGGACAAGCAACCTCGCACATCTCAGAAGCGATCGCGATAACTTGGTCATCATCCATATCGGGATTCTCTAGTCGAATGGCAGGGATCTTGCGCTCCATGCACTCGGCCTTCGTCTCGCCGTCAAGCCGACACGGTTCGCTGCGCTCTTCGGTCTCTTCTGATTCGACTTCCTCTGGCTTGGCTTCCTCTGGGGGAGCGTCATCGCTGGAAGCCTTGGCGCAAGTTATAATAAAGGACTCGTCGGTCTCTTCGACCGATTCAATGTGGCGTTTTTCTTTATCTTTCATCGTATCTCTACAGTAAACCGAGGGAGTGATGCCTTCAACATTTACTCGGCGATATCCTCTGCCGCGATTTGGTCGTCGGTCTCTGCATCGGGGCCGGACGCTTGCTCTGGATCGACCATTGCCGGATAGATCGGCATCGTCTGACGCGGCGAGATATTGACTCCAGCCTCATATGCCAGCCGTTCTTCCTGGGCGAGAGTCGCGAGCGTCTCCTTAAAGTCTTTACCTTGACTGGCTGCGATCTCGGTTCGGCTCATTACGCCGAGCTGGACAGCCTTGGCGAATGCTTGGTTATCCTTCGCCGGATCGACATAAGAGAACCCACGCGGTCGCCAGACCACACTCTTAAATTTGTCAATCTTACGCGGAGGGAATGGAACCGCCCCTTCTAATATGACTCGCGCCAGCCACTTATCGAAGATCGGCTGGATCAGATGACCGATCATGAATGACTGTAACGACTTCCAGGTCTCACGTTCCTCCTGGACTCCGGCGCGGATAGAGCTAAAGTTCACGCCTTCGAGGTCGTTGCTTAATGCGTTATAACTGATATTTAACCCGCTAGAGACTCCGCGCAAACAGCTTTTTACAAAGTCGCCGACGTTAGAGTTCGGATGCGACCAGTCTAGAGTTTGGAGATCCATCCCCGCTGGTAGCTGTTCGATGAGGCCAGCCTCGGCCTCGAATACCAGGCTCCCGTCCTGAGTGATATCGTCGCCCGTATATCCTTGACCGTCGCTCGACGTATAGAACGCCATCTTAGACGCTGCGACCCTTGCGGCAACCAGCTCGGCTTCTCGATAGCTTTCCGTCATGTGTAAACCGCGCATCGACTGCGCCATCCACGGGATGCCTCGACTTTGCTCTGGTCGCTCGAATAGGTAGAGATGGACGATCTCCTCCGCTGGTACGCGGATGGTCTTGACCGTCGCCGGATTCGCGCTTATATATTCGCCACCGATCGGAACGTCGGCGAGCCAGTAGGCAATTGGCCTACCATAAGCATCCTGCTCGATGCTCATATTAAGCCGATTCCCGCCGTCGAGAGTCTTGTTTGCGCCCGTCAAAAGCTTATCGCACTCGATCACTTGCAGCGCGAACCCAAATTCGGAGTCGGCTGGGTTATGGACTCTGATAAGGACTTCACCATCCCTCGCCATCGTGGATAGCGCGAGCTTCTGGATGTCAAGGAAAGATAGCCGCCCGTTCATCGAGCAATATTCGGGACGCGACCATCTTCCCCACATCGCCTCTAAATCGAGAGAGTCCTTCTCGTCGAGCGTACCATCCTCGCGAAGAACTTGGGCCTCCATGCGAATACCGTCACGCCCGAGGACGTTCCCGACCACCATCTGGACAAATCGGGAAGCATAGGGATTGCTCATCCAGAGCTGACGCGATCGAGCGCGGAGCTTATCCAGCGAACCCAATAAGCTGGCATCGGCGGAGAGTTCCGAGCCACGAAAGTCGTCGGTCAAGCGATCCTGGACTGCTCCGTTAAACCCAGAGCCAGTCGAACCCCGTGGAATTCGAGTCCCTGGATAAAAGTCCGGCCAGGAACGCTTGCCGGACTTGCTCCTTTTCCTAAATCTATCGAGGATTCCCATTTTACCTTTAAGAGAGCGGAGTGAATCGCGTGAGAATCCGACCCTCATGGCCTAGACCGCGCCGAATGCGATCAGCTCGCTCATCTCTGACGACTTCAGTTTTATACTTATCGCGAAGCATAATCAGGTCGGCGATCGGAGTCCTGTTCAGAGAACGACCAGCGATTGAATAACTCTCCTGGTCTTTCGTTGCGCGAGATTCTAGGACTGCGTTGATCGCGTCCAGGACGGTCTCGGCGTGGCTGCGGTCGTCATAGTTACCGCTAGTCTCGAAGTTTTTGAGGATCGATACGCGGCCAGAATCTACGGTAAACCGCTCGGCTGACTTCGTGACATAAGCGACGTAGTGATAGTCGCCTACGCTGTAGCCGGACGAGGTGGACGCGCTGACCGTGACCGTGTAGTCGTCGCCATTGGCGGAGGCCGTGATCGTCGCGAGGTCAGAGGTGCTGGATTTGGTCTCATAGGTGAGCGTCCATCCATCCGACGCTGGATAGTCTGGGACGGTCACATCCCACTCGATCGTATCGCCTTGGTTCCAGGTCGTCGGGACGTTATAGCTGCGCCTCGCCCTGATTGGGAGCTTCTGTTTATCTGCCATCTCTTACCTTTACAATAATGCAGAGGAGGCGGAATTGCTACCACCGACTGCGCGGTCTCTTACGCCGTCGCGAAGGAGCTGGCGGGTTAGCTTTCTTCTCGATCTTGCGCTCGATAATTCCCATCTGCGGATTGAGGAATTTAAGAGCCGCCAAAGCGTAGACGCGACAATCGAGAGCTTCGTTCCGCTTCCGAATCTTGCGCCAGACAATCTTCGGAACTCCCTTGTGATACGTCTGGACGGCCTTCTCACTAGTGAGCTGATAGAAGTATTCCTCCTCATACGCTCGCGGAAAGTGACAGAATCCTGGGCCTGGATCGCCGATCTTAAGCCGCGCCATGATCTGCTCTTTAGCCGTATCGGTTCCGACTGGGATCAAGCTCACGCGCCCTTTGTCTACCTTCGTCGGACGGCCAGCGATGGGTCGTCCTGGCTGCGATTGTCCCTTGACTGCCCAGATGCGCCGACCTTGACGCGGAGCTATCCAGTTATAAACCGAGGCCGTCGATGCGCCGGAGTCTACGCAAGTGGCAGAGACGCGAAGCTCGACACCGCTGGAAGTGGCGAAGATTTGGGAGAGAGATTCGTCGAGCTGATCCCATACATCGGTTCGATTTGGGTCGCCCAGGAGCGTTAGATATTGGAGCGACCAGGACTCCTCTCCAGATCCCCATCCACAAATCTCCGCTTCGAGTCGATCCCCTTGGACATCCACGCCAGCGGTGATAACGATCACGCCATCGGGAACGGGATCGGTTCCATAGTCTTCGGCTCGCGCCATTATTGAATGAGGCTCAATAACTTCGCCCTGCTCGATCTCAAAGGTCTCGCCGAGCTGAGTATTGATAAAGGTCTGAAGGAGTGCGCGGTCGCCTTTCGCAGCCAAGAACTCCGCCGCTAGGTTTGACCAGGTAGCGTTCGGCGAGAGCGAATAGCCCGACCATATTCGATAGCCGTGGTGACCTTTAACCTCTGGCTTGGTCACGATCCAGCGACCCTTCGAGATTGCATCGCGCTTCTTTTCGTGCGGCCAAAGCGAGCCGCAGGATAAGCAAAGGTGAGCCGCCGTCTCTGGCTTGCCATCTTCCCAGCGGATATTCGCCCACTCGATAGGATGGAAGGCTCCGCACTCTGGGCAAGGGACTTCGTAGAACCGCTGATCGGAAGCATCCCACGCGACCTCTATCCGGCTGAGATCCTTAAGAGTCGGAGTAGATCCCATAATGATCTTGCGATCCCACGCCCACTCGGTTCGTCGCATCGCCAGAGCGACTGGATCGCCTTCCGCTCCGCGACCTCCGCCAGCCATCTGAGGATATCCGTCCACCTCGTCGAATATCAAAACGCGGATCGACACTCGGCGGAAGCTGGTCGCGCTGTTCGCGCCTACCATCAGGAGAACGCCGCCAGGATACTTCTTGCGAGTGATCGTATTCTCGCTGTTCTTTGTTCTGGACTCTCGGACAATTCCGCGCAGGACGGATGTATCGCGAAGCATCGGGGCGATCTCAGTTATGGAGTGCTGCTCGGCATCGTGGAG